AAAAACTATCTTTCTGGTATTCTTGAAGACGCTTTGAGGTATAGTAATGACCGAAAACCAGGACGACGAAAAAAACAATCTAAATAATCATGAACCCCACACAAATCGGGGTGTTGAACTACTACTAAGAAATAGGAGGAAGAAATCAGAACCGCCCAAAACTTTTCAGATAAAGTTTGGTAAGATGATCTCTTTCCTTCGCAGAGAGTTTGTCATCCATCTAAATTTTTATCTAGATGTAAGAAAAAAGTAACTCTCTGGAGAAAGAAAAATGTTAGCAGTCACTCTCACGATCGGAACCTTAGTTTCTATTATGTTCTTTTTTGTTGGAGGAGTAGTAGGATGGTTGGCAAAAGAGCATTTCTATATGTCTCAACCAGTTTATACACACCCAGAGATGTTTGATGAGAACGGAAATGTTCTCCCAGATGAAATTTTAGCAGTACGATTTGAAAATAGTTATGACGACCTCACAGAAGAAGAAGACCACGACAATTGAAAGTCTTCCACACAATCCATTTATTTTTGAAATTTTAGAACTTGCTTCTAAACAAAGAAGTAAAGCAAAAAAAGTTGAAGTGTTGCAGACATATGAACATGATGCACTGAAAACGATTTTTATCTGGAATTTTGATGAAACAGTAGTATCAATGCTTCCTGAAGGTGATGTTCCATATGCTGATGGCAATGATCAATCTATTTTTTCTGGAACTCTTTCTGAAAACTTGGCAAGAGAAGCAAAGGGCGGAGAGTCTGCAACAGGACAAGACCTAGATGGTAGAGGAAAAACTTCTCTCCGTCGTGAATATCAAAATCTTTATCATTATGTAAAAGGTGGAAATGGTGGTCTGACTCCAGTTCGCAGAGAAATGATGTTTATCAATCTTCTAAGAGGACTTCATCCCAAAGAAGCTGAGTTACTGATCCTAGTAAAGGACAAAGATCTCACAAGCAGATATAAAATTACTCATGATATTGTGAAGCAAGCTTATCCCGATATTACTTGGGGAGGTCGTTCATGACAACTGCAGTAAACGAGGAACAGCTTATGGAACAAAATTTCAACGAAACAAGTTTGATAGATGAAAAGAAGTATAGTTGCCAAATTCTTTTAGAAAAAACTACAATAGAACAAGCAAAAGATAAAACATTCCCAACCGATGCAAGGTTGGTATGGTATAAAGTTGATGGTGTTGAATATATTGACCTAACACGTTGTCGTAAGACAGTGGAACTATTCGATATGTATTATGATAAATATGGTGCAGGATCGGTTCAAAGGATTGATTTTGGATATGGTTCTGTTAATCCAAAACTTTGGGGATATAAAACAAAGGAAGGAGACAAAAAGAAAAAATAATAATATTTAAAAGTGGAACACAAACCTATAATGGGCAAACATTATCTTTTGAATTTATATGATTGCCCGTATGAAATCTTAAATAATGAACTGCTTCTGAGACAAATTATTTCAGAGGCAGCAATAGCATGTAAGGCAAATCTTGTTAGTATGGTCTCAAAACAGTTTCATCCTCAGGGTGTAACAGTCTTGGGACTTTTGTCCGAGAGTCATATATCTATTCATACTTGGCCAGAAATTGGTTCTGCTATGGCAGATATTTGTACTTGTGGTGGTGCAAGACCCGAACTGGGGTGTCAGGTTCTCATTGATAAATTGGAAGCAGGAAATCATAAAATTGGTCAAATTGAACGTTGACAAATGTGGTAAATAGTATTATGATAACAAACATATATCATCTTCATTATGCATTATAAACCGTATAGTCCCGAGTGGCATAGGCATCGGTATTTGAAAGAGGCCATCTACAAATACTTGGATGACGGTATCGATAATGATGCCATTATGGAGGACATTCTTGATATCGTATGTGAGCGTCAAGAACGAGCACATGCAGAGTATCATAAGTTAGAAGATCTAGAACTTAAATTGCGAGACTAATATGCTATCAACTCAGTACAGACTCCGCTTAGAATCTATTTGTCAAAGCATTGCGAATAAACAGCAAGTTCCTCTAGAAGATATGATCTGGGCAGAGAAACTTGCTAAGGCACATACGACAGCAAGAGATTGGTTGAATAAGGCACGTCGTCAGGCAGCACAAGACATTCAAGAAGGAACTGTAGATGATTTTTTGAATAAGATGGGATTGGGAGATCCTGATCCATCTAATTACAAAACAGAGTTTGATGGAGCAGAAGATATCAATGACTGGTTTAAGAGAGACAAACCAGATGACTGGAGACAGAGAGATTAATATTACAAAATTTATAGTATATGGTGATACCATAATCAAGTTGTGTTAAATGTGTATCACAAGTTACAAAACTATTTGACTATATAGTGTGTAAGGGTTATAATAACCCCATACGTTCATCCCAATGCTCAGCACACTGCTGGCACTGACCTTGGCCCACCATAATGATGCTAACCCCTACGGTTGGCATATGAGTTGTGAAAGGTTCCTTCAAAAGAGAATTGAGATTCTTATGGATCCAAATCTCGATCAAAGATCAAAATATAACCTTATTGGTTACTTTAGATCGAAGGTAGAAGGTCAATGCAATCAGACGCTGACATAGGACGCAAGTAAGTCGCGGAACGGAGCGTTCATCCCATGTTTGATCTACTATTCTATGCGAACATGTCTTGTACAGATGCTGCCAAGATAATTGGCCGTGTTAACAAGATACCTCACATGAATAAAGAAGAAAAAGTGGAAGTTGTTGAAGTCATTCAGGAATCTAATCCACACTGCAAATGGGACGCAAACGACTGAAGGAACGGGAACTCGGATCACCCGAAAGGGTTAAAGGAGAAAAACCACCCAACTTCAGGAGAAAACCAATGAACACACTTACAATCATCAAAAAGCAAATCAACAAGGCAGCAGCTCTGCATGACGCACAGATCACTCTCACCAAATATCGTGGTGTAGACTGTGAAGTTCACAAGCCAGGACAGGAGTCTCACGGCACCTTCTGCTATCGTGGTCGTACCTACACTAAGTGAGGAAATCATGGAAGCACTGCAATTAACAGGAACTCTGACTCTAAGTTGTTTTGTTGCTATGTCATTATTTTATTGTGAACTTGTTCTTCTCAACAAATATTGAGGGAAAGACAAATGCTGAAGATCAAATTTTATTATGATCTTCCAGAATATAATCCAGAAGTTCATGATCCCGATAAGGTCTTTAGACTTCTGACGTATCGTGGAGTAAGTTACGCTAAGTGGATTAACTTAAAATCACTAAGCGTATCAAACTGGAAAATATTTCAATGAGGGCCTTGACAGGTCCTCTTTTTTTGTATATAATTACCTTTGTCGAGGTTGATAAACAATGGATAAAGAAAAGCTCAAGCTAATCATCCAGAATATAGAATCTCTTGTAGAGGTTCTTAAATCAGAAGTCTATTCTGATGTGGATATGTACAAACCAGATTACAATCAAGATAATCGTCTAACTGATTACGACGAAGTATTTTATGACGGAGATGATGATGGGTACCCAGACTGATCAAGTAAAACTGGTAAGTGTAACACCAGATGCAGAGAAGCACATGGCATATTGTGCAAGAGTAAGTAATCCAAATAATCAAGAGAATGATAAGTTTAGTGGATTGCTTAAGTATTGTATTAAACATCAACACTGGAGTATTTTTGAACAAGCAACAATGACTCTAGAAATTAATACAACTAGAGGAATTGCAGCTCAGATATTACGACATAGAAGTTTTACTTACCAGGAGTTCTCACAACGTTATGCTGACAGTTCATTGCTTGCAAGTGATATTCCTATTCCAGAATTAAGAAGGCAAGATACAAAGAATCGTCAGAATAGTATTGATGACATTGATCCATTCACTCGACAACGATATGAGATCTTAATTCAAAAACATTTTCGTGAGGCAATGGATCTCTACCAAGAAATGTTAGATGAGGGTATTGCAAAAGAATGTGCAAGATTCGTTCTACCACTAGCCACACCGACTAGAATCTATATGACAGGTTCTGTGAGGTCTTGGATTCATTATATTGATTTGAGGTCTGCAAATGGCACACAGAAGGAGCATATGGACATTGCAAATGCATGTAAGTGTATCTTCATTTGTCAGTTTCCTGCAGTTGCTGAAGCAATGGGTTGGGAACTCACACCAGAATGTCCAGAATGCTTAGATCAATCTGCAATTACACTTGAATAAATAATAAGACGAAAGGAGAATTAGCATATGCCAACATATCCCGTATTTCATAAAGAAACTGGAGAGAAGAAAGAACTCAAGATGACAATGCTTGAGTATGGTGATTGGAGAAAGGAGAATCCAGAATGGGATAAAGATTGGTCAGCAGGGATAGCAGGTGTTGGAGAGGTTGGTGAGTTTCAAGACAAACTTACCAAATCTCATCCAGGTTGGAATGATGTCCTACACAGGGTATCAAAACAACCAGGATCCAACGTAAAACCTATCTGAATAGAAACTATGCCAAAGAGGAATTCAAAGACGCAATTATTTGGAATGAGTGCGAGGCAAATGAAAAGAAAGAAGCCTATCAATTCTGACTTAATGAAAACTGTTGAACCCCTCACAGAGAATCAGCAGGAACTTTTTCGTTGTTATGATAATGGACAGAACATAGTTGCTTATGGTGCTGCAGGTACAGGAAAGACCTTTATCACTCTCTACAATGCTCTGAGAGATGTCTTAAACGTCAATACACCCTACGACAAGATTTACATCGTAAGGTCTCTTGTGGCGACCAGAGAGATCGGTTTCTTGCCAGGAGATCATGAAGACAAGAGTTCTCTGTATCAGATTCCATACAAGAACATGGTAAAGTTTATGTTTGAGTTGCCTACTGCAGCTGACTTTGAAATGTTGTATGGAAATCTGAAGGCACAAGAGACCATTAGTTTCTGGAGCACATCTTTTATTCGTGGTACGACACTGGATCGTGCTATTCTTATTGTAGATGAATTTCAGAACTTGAACTTTCACGAATTAGATAGTATAATCACTCGTGTAGGCGAAGATTCAAAGATTATGTTCTGTGGTGATGCTACTCAGACTGATTTGTTAAAGACAAATGAGAAGAATGGTATTATTGATTTTATGAATATTCTTCGCAACATGCCATCCATTGATATTATCGAATTTGGTCTGGATGATATTGTCCGTTCAGGTCTCTGTAAGGAATATCTACTCGCAAAAGCAGACTTGAATTTATGAATTTTACTCATTGTAATTATCTCGGTGATCTTGAATTAAACAAAAAAGAAACAAACGGTATCCGACTATATAATTTACCTAACGGTGATTGGGTACCGTCAATTACTTCTGTCACATCTTTCTACAATCGACAGATCTTTATTGATTGGAGAAAGAGAGTTGGTATTGAAGAAGCAAATCGCATTACAAAACGTGCTACAACCAGAGGCACAGATTTTCATGAGGCTGCTCAGGCATATCTTATGAATCTTCAAATGGATTGGAATGAATTCATGCCTCTGACAAAGATAATGTTTGCTCATGCAAAACCATATCTCGATAAAATTAATAATATTCATGCAATCGAACGTACACTCTACTCTGAGTATCTTGGATTAGCGGGTCGTGTTGATTGTATTGGTGAATATGAAGGTGAACTTGCAGTGATCGACTTTAAGACCTCTGACAAGATTAAACCTGAGAAGTGGTTGGAAAACTACTTCGTACAAGAGATGTTTTATGCTTCTGCATATTATGAATTAACTGGTATTCCAGTTAAAAAGTTAATTACATTAATGGTGACTCCCGGTGGAGATGTGAAAGTATTTGACAAAAGAAACAAAGACGACTATATTAAACTTCTAGTGAGATATATCAAGGAATTTGTCCATCATAACACTGCTACAACCCCGAATGAGTAACGAACTCGAAAAGGAATTAGAAAAAAAGTTTTTTTGTTCTGCCAAGTTCGTGCAGGAAATTGAACATCTTGTACAGCATAATGCTGATATGAAGTATATTGATGCAATCATTCATTTCTGCGAACAAAATAGTGTAGAACTTGAATCTGTTCCTAAGTTGATTTCAAAACCATTAAAAGAAAAACTCAAATGTGAAGCAATGGAGCTCAACTTCTTGAAGAAGACTTCCAGAGCAAAACTACCACTATAATGAATGATGCCTTTTGATGTATATCGTTGTTACTTGTCGATGAAGAATCACTTCACCAAAGACAAGTACGACTACCACAAATATTGTGGGAAAAGTCGTGCTACCGTTCAATCATTCTATAAGCGTAAAGATCGTTTTTGGTTTGAAAAGTTAGCACGAAATAAATCCGACAAAGAAGTTGAAGAATTTTTTATCGCAAACTTCATTACCTGTGTTGATCCCGGAAAACTTTGGATCGGTGAAATGATCAAAGAAGGAGAAGGGAGATACACAAGTTGGAAGAAAAGAAATCAATCTCTCTCTTACATTTTTAAGGAAGAGATGCAGAGTCTTTTATTTGACTCTGATATTGATTCTCTGTTTTCTAAGTCTAATGGCCATCCCATCATTCTTAAAAAATATCTAAGTGGAGACATATCACTTGAAACTTTGATTATTTGTGATAGAATATTAGGGTATCGAACTGAATTTGATACCAAACTCCAAGACCCGGTGTGGGAATCCGTAAGTCTTAAAATGAAGAAGTATTCTTCTTTCCTAAATATCAACGTAATTCATTACAAAACAATTTTAAAGGAGATCGTAATCCATGGCACCTGAAAATACTGAAGTTCTGAGCAACCTCGCTAAGCAAAAAGAAGACATCGAAGCAAAGGTTGGTCAATTCGCCCAGCAACGTGAACTGCTTGACAATGAAATCAAGCGTCTTCAAGCAATGTATTCCAAGATCGTCGGTGCTCTTGAAGTTCTGACTCAGATCGAGGATAGCAAGGTTGAAGCTTCTGATGAAGCAACTGATGAAGCAACTGAGGAAGTCACCGAAGAAGCACCTGAAGAAGTAGCAGCAGAATGAGTTTCTTTGATTCAGAAGTCGTTCGAGCAGAGATGCACGAAATAAGTCAACTACAAGAAGAAGTTTACGAAAGCATCTTCCAATTTCCTTCTATGTCACGGGAGGATAAACTGAATCATGTTGAAATGCTCGAACGACTTCTCGATAAACAAAAAATTCTTTATACTCGATTGAGTTTATCGAGTGATGTTGAAGCAAAACGCATGAAGGAAAAGATTGTTGAGTCTGCAACAATGATGGGTATGCCCACTGATATGGATATGAACGTAGTCTTCACCAACATGACCAACATGCTTCAGAAAATGAAAGATAAAATTGACGAAACAGGTTCTGACCTGTAAACTATCTTTGTTAACACAAGCCAAATCCAAACAAATCTAACTAATCCAATGTCTTCTTCCAATCTCAAAAAACAGTCTAGTCTTGGTTCCTTGACCTCCAAACTGGTTAAGGAAGTTGAAAAAATGAATAATTCTTCTGGTGGTTCTGATGACCGTCTTTGGAAACCAGAAGTTGATAAAGCAGGTAATGGTTATGCGGTCATCCGTTTTCTTCCTGCACCAAACGGTGAAGAACTGCCTTGGGCAAAAATGTATTCACATGCATTTCAAGGTCCTGGTGGATGGTATATAGAAAACTCTCTAACAACTCTGGGTCAGAAAGATCCTCTCGGTGAGTACAATCGAGAGTTGTGGAATAGTGGTAATGAATCTGATAAAGATACTGTTCGTAAGCAGAAGCGTAAGCTTTCTTATTACAGCAATATCTACGTTGTTCAGGACAAAGCAAATCCTGAGAATGAAGGAAGAGTATTCCTTTACAAGTATGGTAAGAAGATCTTTGATAAGATTATGGAAGCCATGCAACCCGAGTTTGAGGATGAAACTCCTATCAATCCTTTTGACTTCTGGCAAGGTGCAAACTTTAAACTGAAGATCAAGAAGGTTGCTGGTTATTGGAACTATGATTCTTCTGAGTTTGATAAGACATCACAACTCTTTGAAGATGATGATGCAATGGAAACAGTGTGGGAGAAACAGCATTCTCTGGAACAGATTATTGCTGCGGATCAGTTCAAGACTTATGATCAACTTGAGGCTCGTCTAAAGTTGGTTCTTGGTCAGAAGAAGTCTGCTCCTTCTTTTGATGAGAGTTATGAAGATGAGAGTGAGGGTCGTGGATCATTCACTCCCGACTTTGCATCTAAAGTTGCTAATGATCCTATCGCAGGTAAAGTCGATATGGGCGGATCATATGAACCAGTAGAGTCCAAAGACTCTGATGAAGATGATGCTCTGAGTTATTTTCAAAAACTTGCTGAAGAATAAACTTCGCTAAATAAAAGGTTCAGTTAAACAACTAAAAGTCCCGTATTGTATAAATATTAAATAACAATACGGGACTTTTTACTTTGGATGTTTTCCTTTCCTTACTTATGTGGATTGGTGGCGTAACTTTAGTAAACAACAGTCAAGACTGCTTCAATGACAAAAACCTGATGGGCGAATACCTTGTTGGTAAAGATACAATTGTTCTCTGTGATGATAATATTGAGCAGTCTGGACAATCAATGAAAAGAGTTTTAACTCACGAGTACATTCATTACATTTATGATCGAGATCAGAGACAAACACCGATTCTTGGTGAAGATAATTTGAATAAACTTATAAGGAGAATGGATTCAAGCGAAGTGATGTTTGTTTTAGTGTCTGAAGACGAGAACTCATTAGATGAAGAATTTGAAGCAAGAATATTATCCGATCTTCCTTCAGTATTATTATTTTTTCTTGATGTCTTTTTAATGATTTTTCACTGAAATAATCGAATATTATCTGCAGACTTTAGGGTTTCACTTATATACTGAGTGGAACCTTTTCCGTATGTCATCATTTCTTCTAGATCGTCTTTTGCAATATTCACATAGCGTGGTTTGAGAAGAAATATATTTCTCTTTTCTTCTTCTGATTTTAGTTCATATTCATAGTTTGAAATTGCTTTGACTGGAGATACGATTGTATATCTGCGTGCAGGTGAGTCATAGAACTGAAGAGAGTAATCAGATTCTACTTGCAATCCTTCTGGAACAATTATAATATCTTCGCTGTTTCTGACTTCTGTGGTTTCATAATGATGAATTTCGTCATAGATTCGATTGACATTATCGTATTTCTCCAGTAGATATTCATTAAATTGTCTTTGTGTTAGCGGCCATTCAGATTGAACATTAATGATATTGTTGCAGATCAAAACTAACCAATCAAGATTTTGGTCATCATAGAACTCATATGCAACATTGTCTGGACGGTCATCACCTTTAATTGAATACTTAGTAAAGACTGTTAGATTTTGAAAGATATCCTCACGAAGAAGACCTCTCTTAAATAAATTTTTGACAGTGATGTAATCAGAAATCTTCGCATCTGGAAGACGACTGACATAATTGAAGTCTGGAAGTTTGGAGAAATAGTTTGACATTTTAGAATCCTATGGAGTTATCATTCTTATAATCATCATTAAATACTGGTTCTAGTTCTGAGAAACTTAATGTAAGTTGATAAGCAACCATACCACCATCAGTAAATGTTGCATAATTTGCATTTGGAGTATAATTTACACCAACAGATATTAATGCACACTCTTTAAACTTATTTAAGAATTTATGCTCACCATCACCTCTATGTAGATATTTAATTCTGAATGTGTTTGGTGTTTTGAGAAATAAATTTGATTTACTTCTGATTGGTGACATTCCCTGTTTAAAGAAACGAATCACATTAACTGCAGATTGTGACTCCCTTTTACTTCTTGGTGCAAGGAGAAAGTTAAATGTAAAGGGTCGGAGTGACGGACCATTGAAGAGAAGTTCTAGATTCGGATTTAATACCGCACCAGAAGTTCTTTGAAGTGCTTGCTGACCCACTCCTACTGCTTGACCTGCAAAATATGCTGCTAATCCTGATTTAATTTCGCCACCCATGCCTTCAAGCTTT